TCAAATCGGCAGTCAAAAATGCCATGTTGCCTAAGGCAAAGCAACCCATCAATGATGCAGTCATGTACAACGATCATGGGCAATTGCTCACTACGACACAGTATCAAGGCAATAGCCTTGGGGAAGCCATTGATGCTCAGGCTAAAGCCTACAAGTCGATTAAGAAGCAGCAGAAAGCAGCTTTAGAAAAGCTGAAGGGTATCGGTGATGTGCTTAACTACGTTAGGTCATTGTTCAAATCCGATTTGCTATTCGGTCAGTTTTTGATGAAAACTGAATTGTCCATCATGTCAAGACAAGACAGATCCGATGCCATGTGGTTGGCAGACAATTGGAATGAAATCCAATTGCAGATGAAAAAACTAGACATTTCCTCTAGCTCTGCTAGCTATCTTCGCCAAGCAATCAGAAAAGCTACTGCTACTGTGCAAGAGAGCAAAGCTCCAAGCGTAGTAGCAGAAACTGCCAAGTCTACTGTCGAATCCCAAGTCAAGCCTACTGCTACTGTGCAGAGCGAAGCTCCAAGTGCAGTAGTTGCTACTGTGCAAGAGAGCTTGGAATCGAAGATTCCTTCTAAAGCTCCAAGCGTAGTAGAGTCTACTGTCGAATGTTCGACACTAAAAGCTTCAGACGATACCCTTGAGATTATCGTAGATAATGCTGAAGCTTTCGCCGATTCAGTAGCTAACCTTGCGAAAGCCGAAGGCTTAGACTTGAATGCAATCATCGAAGCTTTGCTTAAGCGTGTTTGATAGCCTTACAAGGGGCTTAAATGCCCCTCTATTCGATTTTCTTTCATAACCTAGGGGTAACCTATGCAGCATGACAATGATTTTCTCGTTATGGCAGGCATGATCGTAATCCTACAAGCCTTAATTGCGCTCATGGCATTTGGCATCATTACACTTTGATGCACAGGGCTTCCGCAATGAGCAAAGCGAATGAGGATTATGCTTTTGACCGTTCGTCGGTTAGAGTCTGCCGTCTGTCGGTTTTTACTTAACTTTTCGTTTTCTTGACCGTTAACCTGATTGCACTGTCGAACATTCGACACTAAACCAACCATTGGAGCATATCATGAGATTACGTACAGATCATGCCGCATTGTCTCAAGCCATTACGATACACAAGAAAACTGTACGTATGGTATCCGACTATGAGCATAGGTTACTGAAGCCAGTATCCTACAATGACAAACTAGGCAATGGCAGCAAAACCATTACCAAAGGCGCATGGAAGGGTTTTCCAGTGTATTCCCTTACACTTGAGGAAAGGTCTACATGCTCACGCACTTGTCAACAATGGGCTAACTGCTTTGGTAATAACATGGCATTCGCTCATCGTATAAAGCCAGATGACCCTGAACTACTCATGTTTAGATTGTCCGATGAACTTTCGCACTTATCCAATGTGCACCCTGAAGGCTTTGTAGTCCGTTTGCATATCCTAGGCGACTTCTTCAGTGCAGCATACGCTCAGTATTGGGTTGACGCACTGGCAGAATACCCTGCACTTAGGGTTTTTGGTTACACACACAGATCCGAGCAAGACATCATGGATGTTATTCGCTCAGGGTTACAGAATAGCAAGGCATGGATTCGATTTAGTGACAAGGGGGGCACGATGTCTGCCAATGTGGGGGGCGAGGGTATCGTATGCCCCGAACAAACTGGTAAGACTCAATCGTGCATGACATGTGCACTTTGCTGGTCTACTACCAAGCCTATTGCCTTTATCGAGCACTAATCACATGCACTGGGGGCATTGCCCCCTAACCCTACTGTCGAATGTTCGACACTGAAATAAAGGCTTAATCATGAATGCAAACACACTTGACCTTATCTCGCAACTAATACAGTACACACTTGACAGTGAGGAAAGCCACTATGAGGAGGTACTAGATGCCTTCGGGCCTGACTCGGAACAAGTGCAATCACATGCCTATACATTGGCATGGAACCTTGCTACTGAGTTGGGAATAACCCTTTAATCTGGAGTCTATTACCATGAAACTAGTTAAAGATCTCAAGCAAGGTGAGTATTTCAAGCGTAATGCCGCATCTAAAACTGTCTATTGCCGTGGTCAGTACATGCGTGAATCCAAGAGGTATGCAGCACAGAGGTTTGATGACATATGCATGTTTATATACCTCAAGCCTGATACGCCTGTATATGTTGACTTTGAATTTTAATAGCGAGGACAGATATGAAATACATTACAAACGAATTGATGCAACGTGCAGCATTAGCTACCGATATCCTTGATAGTGCGGAGGTTATGCAGGATTTTGATGATGCACTGTGGATAAAGGTAGACGCTAGATTGTGGGAGGAATACCGTTTGTCGGACGATATCGACCACTCGTCGGAAATGACTTAACTTTCCACTGCCATCGACCGTTAGTTTATATACGCAAGACAATTCGACACACTTTCACTGGAGCACTGAACATGGAAATCCACTTCACCCTAAAGCAAACCTACGGAAAGGCACGTGCAGTACCCTTGTGCCCGAATGCTCTGACCTTTGCGGACATTGCAGGTACAAGCACACTAACCTTGCGTACATTGCAGAATGTGGAAGCACTGGGATATAGGCTCATGTGTGGTGTCAAGCATGTACCTGTACCCATGGTGCAAATGACTTCCGATCAACTCAAAGAGGCAGGAGTAGAGTAATGTTAGATGCACAAATCGTAGGTTACCTATTGTCCTACCGTATCAATGGGTCGGGTAACGTATGGATGCTCAGGTTCGACACTGAAGCACAGGCACAGGCCCACATCGAGAAGGTAGGGTTGGATGTTCCCATGTATCAATGTGTAGTAAATCCGATTGTTGAGATGTCCACTGTAACCGAGGAGGCATGACACCATGCGAGTATTTGTGTACTACAACCTGCATAAACACATGTGGTCAGTGAAGGCACTGGAGGGCGAGCACAAGGGCAGGGTTATCATACATACTCGACACTTAGCCCTCATGGATTGCACTTTCAAGGTGTCTGAGGCAGGTAGGCAGAGGGTTCTACGTGAGAGGCGTAAGACTGTACATGCAGGGATAGTAGGCACAGCACCTAAGTCCATCTTAACGGCTATCAAATCGGACTACATGGTAGGTGATGGTGTACCTATTACCTACAACCCCTACAAGTACGATTCGTTTGTGTCCAAGCTAGATGACACACGGAAGATTAAGCAGGCTAAGATTGTGACACTTTTTGATCGTGCAGTAACGGCATTTGCAGCGTCTTAATTAAAGGAGTAGACATCATGGGTTTAGACATGTACTTGAAGGCAAAAAAGTTCTATTACGATGAAGCTGAAGGTAACGCAATCATCAAGCTAGCTATGCCTGATAATCACCCATTCAAGAAGCTACGCTCAGCAGATGTATGCATTGAGATTGGATACTGGCGTAAGGCTAATGAGATTCACAACTGGTTTGTGACTAACGTACAGGACGGTGAGGACAATTGCAGGGAGTACTATGTAGACCCTAAGCATATCGAGGAATTGCTTGCCACTGTTCGTGAGGTATTGGACAACCCCAAGCTAGCTGAGAACATGCTTCCTACACAAGGTGGATTCTTCTTTGGTTCCACTGAGTATGATGAGTACTACTTCAGTGAGCTAAGGCATACAGAGGAGATGCTAGCCAATGTGCTTAGCTTTGTGAAGGACAACCCAGGCTATCATTTGTACTATCAATCATCGTGGTAACAAAGTTTAAATGGACACTAAAAACAATCTGCGCAGCGTAGCGAGCACTAGGTTTTACCGGTATCTTGACGCTGTAAATTTCTGTAGGTACAATTCAGTCAGTCCTGCACACATCCAACGTACAGGACATGGACTGAACCGCAAATGGCATATCAACATGGAGCAAACACAATGGGATACTATGAAAAACGCACTAAGTTCCTCGGTTTACCCATCATTATCCGTAAGAGAGCGAAGAAGAGCAGAGGATTTTCTGTTCTCATAGCCGATCCCACTACGGATTTCAATGCTATCCACATGGGTAAGCTTTCATTGTACTGGCACAGATTTACACCCGTTAAAGGAGTCTATCGCACTTGGTCACCGAAATCGTAATCGACAATCATCCCCATGCCCGTAGCTACACTAAGTATGGGGGTGCTTGTGACATCAAGGAACATGATTGGGTACATAGCAATGTTGTATTTCAGGCTAGCCCAATCACCTATCAACCCATCATGGAGGCATTCAGAACCAGTGAGCCATTCAAACTGCTAGCTTGGAACCCAGTGATCGATTGCCCTACCAAGACAATCACTCGCTGGTACATGCAAGAATCACCTGTACCACTACATGAAGGTGAGGCATTGTGGCTATCGTTTGAATCCATTAACAAACCGCCATTCAGTTTCCTGCAATACCTGTGTGACAAGTACCACATACCCATTGAAGTAAACAGCATTTATCCATATCAGATTTATCAAAAGCGTATCCATTTACAGCCGTTCGTAAACTCACAACCGTTCGTAGCCTCACAACCATTCGTAAACTCACAACCCGTAAGGAACTAGCATGAACACAGCACTCGATACCGTACTTCCCGCACTTCCCCAGATCCTTGACTTCGATCCAGTGCGTGAGCCTCAAATCCGTAATGGTGTAGCTATCCGTAACCAGTACTGGGTAGTCAATCCTAACACAGACACCGTGATTGGTAATGGTAAGTCCATTCACAATCCCCAGAACTTCAGCAAAGTATGGGACAGTTTCCGTGAGGGGTTACTGCACTCAGGTCTGGATACATCCGAGGCTGAGGTCAAGTTCAATGTTATCAAGGAAGGTGCAGCCATGGAAGCACAGATCGTACTCAAGCGTTACCAGTACGAACAAGTGCTTGGTGAACCTGCCAAGATGACTATGAGCTTCCGTGACTCACATGACCAGTCAATCCGTAGGCAGATCAGGGCTATGATCTATCGCCTAGCCTGCCTGAACGGTATGATTGCACCACGTGAGGCAGTTGGGATTGTACAGAAGCACACCACCTACAGTGATCCAGATACCGTAGGTAAGATTGCTTCCAAGTTTCCTGACCAATTGCTGAAAGATGCACAGGTCATGCGCTTGATGCAGGGTGTCAAGGTTCAACGTGCAGATGCCATTGATTTCCTTGAGCGTAACGTAGCTACCTATCCAACCAAGACAGGTACAAAGGTGAACAAGAAGTGGCTAGATCGTATTGTAGGTATCCATGATAGCTACAATATCCTAGGTGAGAATAGTTATCATTTGTACAATACTCTCACTCACATCAGCACCCATGTTGAATCACGTACTGCTGATGTAGCTACCAAGCGTATCCGTATTGAGCAGGATATCGAGTCTGTGATTCGTGGTGAAGAGTTCCAGACTAGGTTCATGCCTGAATTGCTAGCTGCTTAGGAGCATAGACATGAAGACGGGATATAGGCGTAGCCGTAACCCAGTAGCAAAGGACTTACGTACACCCAAGTACCGTCTTCGTGTGCTCAAGGATAAGCGTAAGCAGTTGCAAGATAAACTCATTCAAAAGGAGATCGAAGATGTTAAGCAGGATATTTGAACATATACTTTTGTTGTCTCAGATTATGTTAGGCATTGCCTGTGTCTGTCTTATTGCTTTTTTCTTGATCGATGCAGACAATAAAAATATAGCTGAGCGTGTAGCACGTAACTTGTGCAAGGTAACAGAGGGGCACTTGGTACGTGAGATAGGTAACCGTGGAGATTACTTCTGCTATTCACGGAATAAAGACGGTAAGACATTCAGTAGGGTTGTATTAAATACAGGAGAAAATTAATGGCTGATGTAAAGAGTATCGTGGAGCACGAAGATGGCAGTGCTACCATGACCCTGGACATGACAAGTGAGGAGACATCTACCTTACTTTCATGGGCACTGAAGGAAGCAATCAACAATGCAATTAAGATGGACAGGGAGTACCAATGGAGTGCTTTGCAGAAAGATAGCAAAAGCATTGTGAGATATAGGCAAGGGTCAGCACAGTGGGAAGACGATGACCACATATCTGTGTATGCATTAGACCACCCCAAGTATGGTGAAGGTATCGTAAGAACTTCCACTGTACTACGTGTCAGAGCCACTGCCTTTGGTGGTATTTACGAAACAAGGAATTCTATCTATGTCCCAGACCAATACACTCCAAAACAAACCAACACCGAAGATCAAGAGTAATTACCTTACGATTGCGTACCGATTCGGACAGACTAACAATCACTGGTACGTAGTCTACATGGGTGATGACCAAGACAAGGCTATGGCACTAGCGGAAGATGAAGTAGCTGAACGTGGCGGTAAGTATGGGGTAGCTACATTCAAGGTGTCTGATACACAAGCACCTGAGCTATCGTACCGCACCATGCTTTGCTACTACGCTTCTTCACTTAATGAGACACTGCCCTATCATGCCTATCGATACGATGAATTGATGGACATGGGCATGATCCTAGAGGACTACATACAAGGGCATGTGTACAGGATTGAAGAGCATAACCCACAGACACCTGCATTTGTAGAGAAGGTAGGCATTGAACCTGATGCCATCGTAGTCAAGGAAGCTAACCGCAGGAAAGAGAAGTATTCCAAACTAACACAGCTACAGCAAGAAAGGCTAGAGGTATATCGTGAAGGTTAAATTGATTTCATATACATACGTAAACACTGGAGCATTTGTAGATGACGATGGCGTTTATACAGGACATCCCCAAACGATTAAAGAATTGGTTGCGTACTGCGCTCGTGTCTCGAATCCATCCAATCAATTCAATAGCAAAACTGCAGACAAACTACTGGAGTACCTCATTGAACACAAGCACTGGTCACCCTTCGAGATGGTCAACCTCTGCCTCGAAATCACTACCACCAGAGACATTGCAAGACAGATCCTCAGACATAGATCCTTTAGCTTCCAGGAGTTTAGCCAACGATATGCTGACCCAACTAAAGAACTCGCATTTGTACTTAGAGAAGCAAGGCTACAAGACAAATCTAACCGACAGAATTCTATTGAAACTAATGACAAGCGATTGCAAGAAGTCTGGGAGTACCACCAACTCGCAGTGAAACATGCAGCATTGGATGCCTACAACTGGGCTATCAAGCATGGCTTAGCTAAAGAAGTTGCAAGGTCTGTGCTACCCGAAGGGATGATGGAATCTAGGATGTACATGAATGGAACATTGCGTAGTTGGTTACATTACCTAGACCTACGTACTAAGAATGGTACACAGAAGGAGCATGTAGAGGTAGCACTGGCATGTGCAGAGGCTATTGCTAGTGTCTTTCACTTGGAATGAGGAGTTAACATGTACGCAGATGACTTTAATCGTATCGCAAAGTACACCCGTGTTGGATCTATCTATGGTGATAAATCACTTATGGATTTTGCTGAGGCAGTTGCTTATGAATCCAGTGAACGACAGCTAACTCACTGCATCAATCTGTTGGATAAGTATGGCATGAAGGAAGCTGCAGATATATTAAGGGGTGAAGGATGACTAGAGAAGACATCATCCGCATGGCGAGGGAGGCTGGGTTCGTGGTTGGTGTGAGCGTTGAACATTGGGGCGATGTTCCTTTTGCAAAGCTGTGCCATCCGGCACCGACTAGCACAGCGTTGTACCGGATGCTGGAGTCGCTGGTTAGTCGTGTTGCTGCTGCCGCAAGAGCAGAAGAAAACGAGGCGTGTGCGAAGGCGTGTGAAATCTTAGGAGCTGAAGATGACAGTTTTTATGCTGAATTTTCAAGAGCGAAAGACTGCGCCGAAGCCATACGAACAAGGGGTGAGAAACCATGACTGAGGCAGAAGAAGACCTAAGCGGCCACTACCAAGTTCAAGAGTCCCGTGTCATCGTCCACCCTGCGTATTTAAAACCTGTGTTGCTGACCCGTTATGGGTGGGCCAAACGTCAGGGATTTTTTGGCGAAAGGGTGCGATGGTACAAACAAGAAGTCTCTGAAATCAAGGAGAAGAATCATGGATAGAGAAGAAATAATCCGCATGGCAAAAGAATGTGGGGCATACCCTGCCGCAAATGTAGATGGCGCATTGTTATTTTGGTCTGAATCTCAACTTGAACGCTTCGCCGCTCTTGTCGCCGCTACCGAGCGTGAGGCGTGTGCGACGGTGTGTGAAGAAGTTGAATCACGAGCCGAAGAACTTTGGGACAAGTTTGCATATCCAGAAGATCAAGGAATGGCAAGCGGTGCAAGACAGTGCACCACCGCCATACGAGCAAGAAGGCAAGAATGATGGCCTGCGACACCTGTGGCAAAACGAACGTCGAGTTGGTCAAACTAGTCGACATTTACAAAACCGAAGAGATCTGCGACGTCTGTAAGGATTGCGAGAAAGAAATCAACAGTCACCTTTTCAAGGTCAAAAGAATCACCGCTGACATTCAGCAAGGACTGCTTAAGCGGTTCATGGCTAACATGCGCTTCGCCATACGAGCAAGGGGTAACACATGAAATTCAGAAAGAAGCCCGTGGTCATCGAGGCCACGCAATGGTTCAAGCACGGCGATCACCCCAAGGTGTTGCCGATGCCAAGGGGGTACGAGAGCCCAACGAGAGGCCGCATCCCCACGCTGGAGGGACCAATGGAAGTCACCGCTGGCGACTGGATCATCACCGGCGTGAAGGGTGAGCACTACCCATGCAAGCCAGACATTTTCGACATGACTTATGAGCGGGTGGAAGAATGAACCACACTGAAATTATACAAGCTGTAACTGCCACACCATTAACTGCTATCGATCTACAAAAGAAGTTTAAAGTACCACATGCCCGTGTAGTAGCTGTATTACAGTACATGCGTAAGCAAAACATGGTCATTGCAGTTAAGGTAGGTACTAAGTGGGCATGGACAGTGCCAGGATATGTACCCGAAGAAGTTGTCGTTACACAACCTGAGTCTAAGAAAGAACGTATGAAGTTCCTATCAACCGTATTCAACAATTGGGGTAGGCAATCACATGGGGCGAGCCAAACGAACACGGATTACTGATGCCGTTGAGATGTACTACAAGTCACTGGAGTATAGGTCACTCTCTCCCCAGGCTCAGAAAGATTATCGGTACTGTCTTAATGCTTTCTTACAGACGCCTGTTCGCAGTGCTTTCTCACAGACACACCTTGGCTCTGACATGAAGATAGAGAACTATAGTCTGCAAACAATCAGTGTACCCATAGCCCAACGTGCATACAACACTTGGGCTGAGAGGGGTGTACCGTTTGCTAATCACACCATGTCAGCTGCCTCTGTAGTATTCAACCTTGCCATACGTCTGGGATACTGTGAGATAAATCCCTTCAGCAAGGTACTTAGGAGGCCCCACAAGCCACGCAAAGTAGTCTGGACTAGGGAGGATATCACCTGCTTCCTAAACGTGGCTTATAGCTCGTTTAATACCCGTTCTGTGGGATTGATAGTTCAGATGGCATATGAGTGGTGTCAGAGGCTAGGGGATATGTCCAATCTTAAGTGGACTAACTACAACTTTGATACTAAAGTACTATCATTGGAGCAGTCAAAGCGTAGGGCTAGGGTAGAGTTACCTACAACAGAGGAGTTACATGAGATGCTAGTGCAGCAGAAGCAGGAAGTAGGCACAGATTACATAGCTCCTCAATGTCACAGTAATAGGATTCATAACAAACCTTACGATAAGTTCCAATTGGCACTAGTGGCAAGGAGGATTATACGTAAGGCGGGGTTACCTGAAGAGCTACAGATTATGGATATGAGAAGGACAGGTACGATGGAGATGGTTGATGCAGGTGTTCCATTACCACAAATTATGTCTGTAACTGGTCATGTAAGTCCTGGTTCAGTAACCCCTTACATGAAGAATACATTGACAAGTGCTAAAAATGCTGCTAAGCTTCGCTTCACCAACACGGACAGTGTACATTTAAGTGATTAGTTATATGTATTTATTAATAATAATATTAATATATTAATAAAGATTATTTAAATGATTAATATAAAAGACTATATATCTAATTTAGATTTATATATAGGTCAAACATATAGAAGTACATGTCCAGTGTGCAGTAGAAAGAATACATTTACAGTGACCAATGACAACGGTACACTTATATGGAATTGCTATGCTAATAGTTGTACATTGAGAGGGAAGTTAGGTGTAGGTTTACGTATAGAAGATATACGTAGGCTGATGGATAAAGCCAATGCACCTAACGATGAAGTACCTTTTGTGCTACCTGAATGGATCGTTAAAGAACATGAACACATTCAAACATTTCGTAGGCAGAACTATATCCATGAATCCGTGGAACTACGCTTCGATGTCAGAGACAGTCGAATTGTATTTACAATCATGGACAAGGGTAAGATGGTTGATGCTGTCGGAAGACATTATTCCCCAGAGGGGGGTGGAAGGATCTTTAATTCATCATCTGTTCACCGTACCCCGAAGTGGAAAAGGTATGGCAATTCTCGCAGAGCGTACACTTGTGGAGAAGGTTCGACAGTTATCCTTGTTGAGGACTGTATCTCAGCTACCCAAGCATTGCACTTTCAATGCACAGGTTTCGCTATCATGGGGACAGCACTACTCAGAGAACACATCGAGCAACTACAAGATTACTCACATGTCCTAGTAGCACTTGACCCTGATGCAATGGCTAAGACTGTTGCATACACCAGAGAACTCAAGGCACATGGCATTGACGCATATGCATTGAAGCTGTATGATGACTTGAAATATCGCCAACCCCAGGACATGCAACGTGTCCGCTCATTGATTGAGAAATTAAATGGAACATGCCTTACTGAAGAGTCTCCTTGATAAGTCTTTCTATGACGATACTAGGGGAGCTAAGTGCCCAGACAAGATCTTTAGCAAGGATCTACGCAAGATAAAACAACTCATTGACAAAGCCATGGAAGAGTACCAACGGGATATAACCCCAGAGGAACTAGAGGCTTTGTACTTCACCGAGAATCCCACACTTACAACGGCACAGAAACATGCCATGCATCTTGAGTTTAAAAAGATACATGGAAGTTCTGTCATGGGTGCAGATGTAGCACAGAAAATAATCAGTAATTTGTTTAGGCAGCTAGTAGGTGAGGAGGTAGCTAACCTGGGATTCCAGTATGTGAATGGTGAGCAAAGCACCATGGAACCACTGAGGCAGATCCTCGACAACTATCAGGACGATTTCACCCCACAGATACGAGTTAATTATGTAGACAATAGTATTGATAACCTGTTGGACAAAGCAGCTAGCAATACCAAGTGGAGATTCAACATACCCTCACTGTTTAATTCAGTACAAGGCTTAGACAATGGAATGCTATTTGTGATTGGTGCTAGATCTAATGTAGGTAAGTCAAGCTTTCACAGTACCTTATGTGCTTCACCTCATGGGTGGGCATCACAGGGAGCACGTATCTTGATTCTATGTAATGAGGAGAAGCCAGAGCGAGTGGCTAGCAGGTACATGACAGCAGCTACAGGTATGACCATGACACAGATAGCTGCTGACAAGGCACAGGCACACAGGCTTTATGATCCCATAAAAGATAATATAAAGTTCGTAGATGCTACGGGTAAGACTATGAGATGGGCAGAGTCAGTGATCAAGACACACAAGCCCGACATTGTAGTACTTGACATTGGATCTAAGTTCGCTGAAGATGGGGCATCTACTCAAGATCCTGCAGTACTTAAAGCCAATGCAGTGTATGCAAGAAACATTGGGAAGATGTATGGTTGTCTTGTAGTTTATTGCACACAGTTATCTGCTGAGGCTGAAGGTAAGATCGTTCTATCTCAAGCCATGATTGAAGGCAGTAAGACAGGACTTGCAGGAGAGAGTGACCTAATGATTTTAATTGCACGTAATCCTCCATTGCAGGACTCTACAGACGGTGATGATGGACAGAGACACTTGAACATTGTAAAGAATAAGATCAATGGTATACACCGAATCATCCATGCTGAGTTTGATTATTCCACTGGAGTGTACTTCTCATGAATAAAAGTATTGAAAATCAGGCAAGGTGGTATGCAATCAAGGTATTGCTAGG